TGTTTGTTGATGTTACAACGCCACAATAGTCTCAATGCAACTAGGCAGCAATTCTCACCGGAACCTGTGAAGGTTCGAGATTTGCTTGGGACGCTACGGTCCAGTACTTTTATATAAGTGAATAAAATTATCATAGGGTGACTAATCCTGTAGACCTAATTTATTTCAATTAGATACACGTTTACGTCTTTGTTTATTCATGGATACATACCTCCAGGTAGCCTATGGTTCATATATAGGTCTTAATGCTTAAAGCCCATACGGCTGAGACACTTTAGGGACATATTCTTTTGACTTGCTCGGGTCCTTTGACAAAAGAAGTGATAAATCACAATGTGACAACATCACAAGGTGTCAACAACAAGTTACCAGCACAAGCACCCACAATGGTGCTACCTAAAGAGGTGTCTGATAATGTTACAGTTGACGAGGTGGCAATGAAACAATAATTAATTGTCATAGCTGGTGTTGAAGCAGCTCCGGTTGTACTGTAAGTGGACCCAGAAGGTCCAAATTCAGCAACCGCCGTAGCGCCAGTTGGTGCAAATGAAGTGCTGATTCCAGTAATAGAAGTAGCAGCTTGGATATTATAACACAATATGTATTTAGTACCAACAGTACAATTACTATACGTAATAGACTGTCCATTAGCAGCAATAGACGACGTGACAATTCCACTTTGCGATAAAAGAACTCCAAAGGGATTTCCAGTAAGGATAGTGGTAATAAAGGTGTTGTTTGATGCAACACCAGAATTAGGCTTAGTGACGTGAAATCGGATGCGGTAATGCACCCAAAGTTCACCAATCACCTGGTTGTTGGCTTGCAAACCTGCGCTTGCGATAATTAAATTACCCATATTGTAAGTTTTAGCATCAGCTCCCGTAGGAACATTACCAACATACAATTTGGAATTAACTAGTTGTTTTGGATCGCATTCAACACCAACCAGAAATGATTCTGATGTTTTAGCGTCCACACAACCTTCATACTGCAGCAACTGTTGTTTTGATGCATATGGAGGATTTAGTGTATCATAGTTGAAATATCCCATAACGGTACCCAACGCAGAGTTGGTACCACTGATAGCCATTCCTGAATCAGATTCAAAACGGAATATCATTCCTTCAACTTCATATGTCTCGAAGCTGGCAGCTAATGCTGACAGCCACGGGAACATCTTTGCATTAATAGGATTAAGTGTGAAACTGTCCTGTTTAAATGCTCCTGACACACCTCCGACAATGTCTTGAATGTATTCAGAATGCTCGAATACAAAACTAGATTTGCCGCCAGAAAAACTGGGGGGTTGATTAGCACCTCCCACAAACAAGGAATTCTTACGAATTGTGCCTACATTGTCTTGCAACTTGTAGTCACCCATTCCCATTATCCGATTAAATACGGACTCACCAAATTTTTGTACATGGTGGCCAATCAGTGCTCCTACTGAGGAGTACCCTGATTGTTTCTTAGGTTTAGGCTTGGATGCTTGCTTTTTCTTGGGTTTCTGTTTACTGGTTTGTCGTTGTTTACTTTTAGTCTTAGTTTTACGATTTGGCATTATTGGATGCCTGGCCAGTCAGGGACTGTACATCAAGTGTTTCCATGTGGATAGCGCCGTGCAGTCTCTTGGCATTTTGTTTAGCACGAAGTTTTGGGCTGTTTAAAACGCTTGACCCAATTCATAAAATACGTGTCGAGCATACGGTGGTAGTTCGAAATCTTTGGTTGTGAACCCACGTAGATTGTTACCTCTCCATTCAATAACTAAGTTGTCATAGTATTTTTCTAGAGCTATCTGTACATCAGGCAAAATTCCGTATGCATTATACATTGACACACGGGATTCTGAGGTGATTTTCTGATATTTACGGTTCATGTCTTTGCACACCTGATACAGACCGGTCCTCATTTGCATGGGATCGGCTTGCATCTTGCTAATTTTGTGATAATTAGCTCCAAGGGACAATCTGTTGGCATTTCTGATCAAACAATTATAATAAGATTGTTGTATCGGAACTCCTCCAGCTATGGACATGCCACATTCACCAACGCTTTTAATCCACACAATTGCCTCTTCAATAGTTTGAAAAGGTTTGGGGCACATAGCATCTTTGGTAACTTGTGAAAATGGATTTCGTGTCATAAGCCACTCACCATTAATTTTCACAGGTTTCATCTGACAAAATTCAAGCTTTTCAAATTCAGTTATTGGTTTCTCTACTTTCATAACAAAACCCAATTCACTGAAAAATTCTTCAATCTTTTCAGGGGTGACGAGATGTTTATCAGCATACTCTACCAATATTAAACAATCATCGCCATTATCAACAATTGAAAATTTCCTAATTCCCATTTTCTTGCAATAAGCAAAAAGCATGGCACACATAATTAAGCAATTTCCTAAGGAAGTGTTGATGTCTCCTGACATACGGCATCCTTCGACCACATACTCGAAAGATCCGTCGTCAGTCCGGGCGTAACCTTTATTGGTTAACTGCATGTCAAGCAAATATTTAAGTGCATCATAGTCATCCTTTGTATAGTAACCTAAATACAAAAGATGCTCAAATATGAGCACAGCTTGGCTTACACATTGGTCAAAACGACTAGCGTCTAGACCAACAACCCATGGCGCGTTGAAGGCTGAAAATTTTGTATACAAAATATCAGCCAGCTGTTTAACGTTGACACCCTTGCAAATTGTCTTTGTGTTGGGTGTATGCCCTAAATCATTAAAGATTTTATCAACATTATCATAACATAACTTCTCAATTGATTTGATATAAACACCGAGGGCTAGACAATATCTAGCACTTCGTGGTTGTATACATCGCATAACAAGCAGCGCCCACAACTTCTGGCTCATGTCGTATCCTTCAGCCTTCCCAAATGTTTTCATTCGAGAGTCTTTCAAAGATACAGGACAGGTCAATAAGTTGTAATAAGCGTTCAAATAAATTGTTCGCTTTCTTCCTTTATATGAGTTTACCATTTTCATCATAGACCACGGTGTCATTGTCTTAGTATTTTTCATAAATTCAACATTAAATTCATGCAACGTACGTTTGACAAAGTCAACTCCAGGCCTAAAAGGCTCGACTAACATGCCATTAACACGTCTATAGAACACTCTCTCATTAACTGAGCGTAGTAAATTCAAAAACGAATTATTAATGTACTGAAAGTCCCTAGCACCCATCATGCCAGGTAACACAGAAACCTTGCGAATTTTCTTCAAACCTCCGATACTAGTAATTTTAATACCAGGATGGAGTTGTTCAAATAACTCAGCTGTGTCAATTCCGGGTAGAACTGACAGGTAATCTCACTTTGACTTAGGTGGTGCCATTATTTCATAGTACCACTTACGCCAATAAGCCTCCCAGGTAAGTCTGCTAGATACCGATTTTGATTGTGTAGACGTGTGTAGGAAATGTACTTCGACAATATAAAATATAATCTTGTACGTATTTCTCCTAGATATCTTCAACTTTTTACAATAACGATTAATAGTGTGATGTAATATCGCTCTATTTTCGGTACTGTCAGCCATCAATGGAAATTGGATTTTCATCTCAACTGCCATTGCTGCAACCAAGGACGTTATCTGGTCCAGTGATGTAAATTGCCGGGTGGTATACATCTTACCAGGTGTTTCGGACTCTTCGCCATTTGTCATTTTCACAACAATGCCGAATTCCTCGGGTTCACCTATCTCATTTTCCATTTTCCAAAATATTTGCTTGAGCAAATCGTTGGCTGGGCCATGGTTTACTAACCACCGTCCAGGTAAAATAAATGAAAACAACTTAGTTGCTTTCGAGAGCATAATTTCCTCCTTCTCAGGATCCTTATGCCCGGCTACTCCAGCGCCGAAGGACTTGGAGTGGGTAAAGTCTTGTCTGAAACAAGACTTGTCATCTCATTGGATGGACACAACAGCATCAGATGAATTGATGTTGTTGTTACCACTTGGTGTAGAAGGACATCCAGGGTACTTGGAATAATCCTCTCGGATTATACCACTATCCACAATGTCTTCCTTCACCGCTGTCTTGGTTTGGTTTCCTGTGACAACTCTAACAATGGCTTTCCCTAATGAATTTAATTCCATAGGTTT